ACTTTGCAATCAATGGGGAAGGCCTTGGATATCTGTAGAAAGAAATAATTGCGGTGGTCAAGTAATTGATTGTTTAACCAAAACACACCATTATGAAAAATTAATATCTTATAATCCTGAAACACGAAAGAAATTTAATATGTTGGGTGTGTATAGCCACACCAATGCAAAATATACAGGTGTTACAAACATGAGATATTGGATGAATAGTCTGCGGTGTGTTGAGGTAAGAGATATTGCATTAGTGCATGAGCTTGAAACATTTGTCCGTCATAATAATAATACCTGGAAAAAAGCTAATGGAAAACATAACAAAGACGATAGAGTAATGGCTTTGGTCTGGGCTTTGTTTATTTTGCACGAAGAAGTAGCACCTGGATATTATAACATTCTCGATTGGGATGATAATGGCAAGCCTCTAAAATTAGAAGAAGAGAATGTAGAAGGTCCTGAGTTCTATCGGTTAGATTCTTTTTATTTACAAGACAATGCACCACTTCCTGCACATTTTATGGATAATGGAAGCGGAGATGAAGAAACTGCTGATTTATTACAACAAGGTTGGTCTTTCTTCTAAATAATAGTATGAGCACTTCCCAACAAAGTTTTACGAATAAAGCACGTAATGACAAGTTTATTCTTGTTATCTCTCCACCATTAGCACTAGCAGAGACTGCAAAAGAATTAGGCTTGAATGATTTACAGATTAGTATATTTGGTTCTCCTGTCCCTAGAATCAGTGTTCCTGCTGAAACAGTGGATTGGAAAGGACAACAATATAAAGTGACATCTATGTCTAGAGAATCTTATGATGAAATTGATGTGGATTTTACCATTGATAATGATTTTAAGAATTATTGGTTTTTGTGGAAGTGGTTAGACATAATGAATAAAGTAGAAGATACCGGCATGGATCCATATTTCAATCAATATAAAAATTTTGATCAAACAAATATTTTAGCATCAAGAGATGCTAAAGACACTGTTCAAAAAGTAACCCACAATGAAATTGTAAATAAAGTAAATGGAAAATCAGTTTATCCCGATTATCAAGTAGATATGGTTGTATTTGGGTTGGATGAATATAACAATAAAAAAATAAAATTCACATATACAAATGCTTTTATTACAAACCTTGGTGAAATTAATTATAGTTATAGAGATCCAGATGAAGCACAATGTAGTATGAGCTTTGCGTTTAGCCAGCTTAAAGCGGAATTAGTAGGGATTTGCTAAAAAAACAAAACAATATAAGTATTTAAACAGGAGAATTTATGAAAAGAAAAAATGACACACAACTAATAGAAGAAGCATATGCTTCAATTTATGAACAATATTCACACTTTAGCGATGAAGAGGTGGAAATTTTAAAAAGTAAAAATTATACAAAATTTGAAAAAGACGTAGCATCAACTTGGGATGGAGAATATCAGCTTCAAAAAGTAACTGATGGAGAATATATACTTTTTGGTGGTTCCTCTGGAGAAAGAGACGTTAAAAATTTACAAAATTTGCCAAAATATGATAACCCACCAGCTAAGGATGAACATGAAAAAGTAATTAATACACTGGATGAATTTGGTATTACTGATCCTTTAGTTGTCGATGCTGTTTATAATCGTTTGGTGTCTGGGGATTTGGAAGGGGCCTTGCGAGAAATTCCAGAATATCCAGAAGGGTTTGATGAAATTGAAGCTAAACGATTATTATATATTCTAAAATTACAATCGTCTTATATTAAAGGAAATAAAAACGATCAACGATATCTTGAAGATCCAAAAAAGTTTCATAATCCTCCTGGAACTGAAAGGTTAAATATAAACACTGATAAATAACATAAAACATCCTAAACAATTAAACACCTTCTTTAATCGGAAGGTGTTTTATGTTATTCGTATAAAAAGTAACTAACTCGATTAAAAAACTATAAGTATCTATAAAGACGTATATCGTTTTAAGATTTAAAGGAGAAAACTAAATTATGGCAAGAACAATCGAAAGCCCAGGTGTTGAAATCAATGAAATTGATCTGAGCAATATCTCTCAACTTACTGTGGGTACTAACATTTTTATTCAAGGATTTGCTGCTACAGGTCCAACACATGAGCTTTTAAACATTACAAGTGTTTCTGAGTTTGAACGCATTTATGGTTACCCAACTAATGCAGCAGAAAGATATGCATACACAAGCGTCCGTCAGGTATTACAATCCCCCGGCAATGTAATATTTAATAGACTGCCCTATGGTAGTGACGCAGGTGAAGGAACAGGTAATGATTATACAGCTCTTGTATATCCATATACTGTAATTCCAAATGTATCTGCTACTTTTTCAGCAGGAAACACAGCATATAATGTTAACTTGGTAAATGAACAAACATATCAAGGTGTTGTAGTTGGAGCTCCTAACTTAGTAACCCTTCCCCTTAGTGCCTTTGAAGCACTTCAAAATGGAGATATCGGTACTGTAACAGGTTCTTCATGGCTTACAACTTATAATTCTGCTTCTGGTATTGTAGCAAATGACCAAACCACTTTACAAAATGGTGCGTTCATTGTTACAAATAACAATAAGTCAAACGTTGAAAAAACATTTGCAGGTTATTACATAGCGGCAACTGACAATACAGAATTAACAGACACCACATACGAAAAGATTAAATCAATTCAAACTCGTAATAACGGTGGCGATTATACATTACCAAGTTCTTCTATTTCATTCAATTTGACTTCAGAAGGAAGTGTATTTAGTACATCTGAAATTATTGAAACATCTCTTGGATTTAACTTTGAACAAGAAAGTTATAATGATATGGTTCAATTTACTCTAATGAGACTCCGTCCTGACTTCCTTCAATCAACTGGCGGAGCAACTAAAACAGTCTTGAGTCAAACATTGGTATCTACCATTCCTGGTTCCCTTGATGTAACCAGAGTTGGAACAGAATTAACACCTTATAATCCACAACCAGGAACAATGTTCCTCGATAACACTGTGGATAGATATGGACAAGATTATATCTCAGTAAAAACTAACCCAGTTCTTGCAGGTAATTTTGCTGGTAAGATTGTTAGAATGGCTGGTGATGGACTTACAAATGTTAGTGATCTTTCTGCCATATATGGTTTTAGCTTGTCTGGTCTTAATGCAACACAAATACAAACCATTGCTTCTTCAGTCAGTGGCCTTAATGCAACCAATGAGCTTGTAGCCCTTGGTGAGTATGAGCCTTGCACTGATTCCCAATATAAAATCATCGGTAATAGTATTGCAAAATTAGACCGCGGTTTTAAACTTGCGGATAACAAAGATCTTGTTCCTCTTGACATTGTAATTGACGCCGGTATTTCAACAATTGAAGCTGTATCTAACTACATTGATAACTCACGCAGCGGTTCAGAACACTTAAATGGACAAGATATCTTCGATGATACAATCTTCGTATCACTATCTGCTCTTAAAAACCCAAACCAGTCTGTTGCTACAGGAGATCCTTCTTACAAAAGATGGCAAGAAGTATTCAATTCAATTAATACGTTCTGTAAAGAAACACGTAAAGATTGTATGTTTATTATGGACCCTCTTCGTAATATCTTTGTACAGGGTAAAGATACAAAAGTATTGGCAGCTCAAACAAGCTCATTCTCACAAGACATTCTTGTTCCGTTGAGAAACCTTATTAACCAAACCAATAGCAATTATGGAGCGGTATATGGTAACTGGGTTAAGAATTATGATTCAACAACAGATTCGTTCTACTGGGTTCCTTTCTCTGGATTCCAAGCAGCAATCATGGCTCGTGTAGATGCGAACTTGCAACCATGGATTGCCCCTTCAGGGTTCAATAACGGTGTTATTCGTAATATTGTAGATGTTGCAATCTCCCCTAATCAAAAAGAGAGAGATTTGCTTTACAGATACAGCATTAACCCAATTGCAAACTTCCCTGGTGATGGTTTTGTAGTGATGGGTCAAAAGACACTTCAAGCCAAACCTTCTGCATTGGATAGAATTAATGTTCGTAGATTGTTCCTTGTACTTGAAAAAGCAACAAGACAAGTTGCGAAGTATTTCGTATTTGAACCAAATACAGTATTCACCCGTACAAGATTAGTAAATGTACTTACACCTATCTTTGAAAATGCAAAGAATAACCAAGGTGTGTATGATTACTTGATTGTTTGCGACGAACGTAATAACACACCAGATGTTATTGATAGAAACGAACTTACTGTTGACATTTACCTTAAACCAGTAAGAGCTGCAGAGTTTATTCTTATCAACTTCATCGCTACTAGAA